GCGCCCGGTACGATGCCACCGCAGCAGCCAGCCGCGCCTCCGCAGACCCCGCAACGAACGCCAGCGCCAGCGCATCGAACCGGCTCCAGTGCTCACGGGCCATCGACTGCGACACGGCAGCCCGCGACTCAGCCGGCATCTGCCGCACCCGCTGCGCCAGCGTCTTGGCAACCTCCGGCACCGTCGCACCGGGCTTTATCTTGTCGCGCTCGGATGCCTGCGCCACATCGGCGCCTGCGTTGCGGTCAAAGCCGGGGTCGATCCCGTTCGGCACATCGCGGGCACGGCCGGTGCGCGGGTTGATCCATCGGTACGTGCCGTCCTCCGGTGGTTCGGATGCGCTCAAGCCCATGTCGGCGAGCTGGTCGGCGTCGAGTTGGATGGTTCCGCAGCGGCAATTGTGTCCATTCGGCGGCATGTGCTGGCGCCACCACGGATGCACCACGGGCAGAACCTTCCCATCCCACGCACGGTGCAGCGGGCGCGTCCGGTGGTCGTCAACCGCGTCATACATCAGGTACGGCGCGATGTCGGCCTGGCTGACGATCTGCCCCCACTGCCCGACCGCGTAGGCGGTGAGCATGTTCGTGCGGAAGATCGTCTCAAGCCGCCACGAGCTGCCCAGCTTCGCACCGTCAACCTCGCCCCACCATCCCGCCTGCTTGAGGATCGGCGTCAATGTCTCGGACCAGTCGCGGAACGTCACCCCGTTGGCAAGCGCCGACTGCAGCGAGTCGCGCACCTGTCCGAGCATGTCCACGTCCATCATCTTGGCGACGGTGAACGCCCGGTCGTGCTCCTGCCCGAGCATGTCGGCGTAGCTCCACGTCGTGCGCAGCCCCTTGCGGCCGAAGTAGTCGCTGGCCTGATCGGGCGGCACGTCGAACCAGTCGCCCATCGGCACGTCGAGGAAGTCGGCGATGCCGGTCAGGTCGTCCAGACCATCGGCAAACTGCGCCAGCGCGGCCAGCTCACGGGCAGCGGCAACGACACTCACGACGCACGGCGCTGACCACGCAGCGCACCAAGCAGACGGGAGGCCATGCCGGCGCGGGTGAGCTTGTCCAGCGTCTCGCGTGGCGGCGCCTCTGCCAGCATCTCATCCAGCCGGCGCAAGAACAGGTCCGGGTCGCCCGCCACCTCGGCAGCCTGCAGCACTTGGCGCACCCGATGCCCGGTCACGGACTGGCTCTGTTCGGCGAACTGCGCGGCGGCCTGAGCGAGCGTGTCCTGATCCTGACGGCGCGCCGCACGCAGCAGCGACAGCCCGGCTGCCTCGGAGAACTGCGCCCCGTCTCCGGGCTGGCCCATGCCTGCGATCGCCGCCAGCGGGTCGGACTTGCGCACCCAGCCGTCGCCGTAGGTCTTGGTGATGTAATCCTCGGTCGGCTCGAACCCGAGCGCGGAGATCTTGGTATCACGGTCCGCCTGCGCGGCCTGATCGGCGGCCGGCTCGGTGTGGCGGTAGACTTTCGGCGGCACGGCGCCGGGGAAATTCCATTCCGTCCACCACTTGACCGGCCCGGCGTTGAAGCTCCCGCACAGCATGTCGGCATCGGCCTCGACGATCTGGCGGCGCACCCCGTCGTGAACCTCGGCTTGCGACAGGCTGGAGCCGTTGTCGGTCGTCATGGTCTGCGACAGGATGATCTTGGCGATGGCCGCGTTCATCGTGTCGTGCATCCCCTGGTAGTCGGCGGCGCCACTGCGCGCAGCCTCAAGCAGTTCGATCGGCACATCCACCGGGGCGACGATGCCCGCATCGGTGGCGATCTGGCGCAACATGCGGATGGCCTTGGCGCGCTCGGCGGGGTCGTTGATCTGCCCGGCATTCAGGCGGGCAATGGCGGTCGGCTGGCCGAACTTCTCCAGAAACGTCAGCCAGAACTTGATGTCGTTCCGCTTGAAGAACACCGGCCAGAACAGCGCATGGGCCAGACCCAGCCCATAGGGTTCGTCGTGGTTGTCGGCGCCCGTCGATGCCGTCCAGAACTTCTGCTCTGGCATCTTGACGAACCCGGCTGTGCTTTTCCACAGGTGCAGGCTCCCGTCATACCCGAACCTGAACCGCCCCCGCTCCCGCACCCGGACGGCACTGAATGCCACGCGCCCGCCATCAGGCCGCCACATGATCTCCGCCACGCCCCAGCCGTAGAACACGGCGTAGAGCGCCTTGTCCGTCACGTCGTCCCAGTTCATCGCGGCCAGTTCTTCGCGCAGCGCATCGGCGGCGGCCACGCTGGTGGCATCCTCCGCGCCAGGCTCCACCACCGTCTCGCAACTGGTCAGGGCGAGCCGGCGCTGTTGCCAGCAGCTCGCCACCTGATCGTCCCGCAGCAGCTCCCGGTACACCTTCAGGTGCTCGATGCCGCCCTTCGATCGAAGCACGCTGTCCTCGGTCGCCAGCAGGCTGATGTACGGCGTTGCGGCTTGGTACGCGCCCCCCGCCAGCGGGTTCAGCGGGTCTTCGATCGCGCTGATTTCCTCCGCCAGCACTGCGGTTTCTGGCTTGACGGTGTTGTTCGTCGGGGTCATTCTGGTCACCTCGGGTCAGTTGAAGCCATCCATGTCGGTGCAGCGTCCCACGGAGCCCCACCCACCGGCCGCCTCTTCGAGGTCGCTGTCGGTCATATGGCTGGCAAGCGTGCGAGTCATGCCCGCGCCGTAGGATTCTACAGACCGCGCCCAGCCCAGAACCCATTTCAAGAACTGCGTCACGCTGTCCACCTGGTCGTCATGCGTCGTGAGCGGGAACCCGAAGAACTCCCCCTCGAAGTCCACCAGCCACGGCGCCGACTCGGGGAGGATCAACAACCCGGACTCGACCATGCTGCTGACCTCGTTCGCCCGGAACAACTTCGACCCGTGCGGCTCGATGGCGATCACTGGCAGGGTCGTGGTGGTGCGCAGCTCCTGGATCAGGGACTGCCCGCTGCTCTTGTCCTCGATCAGCACGGCGGCGGGCCTGTCGCGCTCGGCATAGGCCATCACCTTGCGGCGCAACGTCGGGTAGTCCACGCGCTCCCGGTACAGGTCGGCGAGGTAGTAGCCCGGCGCCTTGCCGCCCATGCGCCACATCGTGCCCACCGAGGGGTCGTTGAGCTGGTCCGGCTTCTGCGCGGTGTCCCATGAGTGGACGCACAGGTCCGCCTCACGCGGGATTGTCGCCCAGCGGCGGACACACCAGCCATCCTTGAAGATGCCGCCCTCATCCGGGCGCGGTCGCTGCTGGAACAGGGACGCCCAGGTGCGCGACTGCTTGCGGAATGGCGCCCAGTGCGAGGCGTCAAACCACTCCGGCCACAGCATCTCACCCACCTTGCGCCCGAGCGGGTCATCTGCGCGCTCGCACTCAGCCGGCAGGTTGATGATCTCCCACATCCGGCCATCACGGCATTCGACCATGCCGGACTCGCCCGCGTAGTTCTTCGGCAGCAGGCGGCCCGATAGGTCGTCTTCGTGCCAGCGGGTACTCACCAGCACCAGAGAACCACCGGGGATTAGCCGAGTCTGAAGGTCGTCCGTGTAGGCGTCCCACGTCTTGCCTCTGATGGTTGGACTGTCGGCTTGCTCTCTCCCTTTTATGGGATCGTCGATGATCGCGCAGTTGTGGACAAGCAGCCCGTTTGCGAAAAAGCACTCGGTTCCATCCACTTGGATGTCATAGACCATGGCTGGCCCGCGTAGTCGCTCAACCATGGCCACAGGGTCGCCCGTGGTATCGAGCGATCCGCCCCATGAAGCCGCATGTGGCACCCGCCGCACAACGTCACCAGATTCCGCCATGCGTTGTTCATGGAGTTCATGTCGATGTGATGGACGTGCAGCGTCTTCGTTTCCGCGCACACGACGCACACCCCGCCGTCCCGCTTGATGATGCTCGGCTTCGCATCCCTGAAGCTCCTTGCGCTGTGCTCGTCCTGACGCGCCAGATTCGCGCCATTGCGCCAGCCCGGATTCCTCTCCCGCATCATCTGCGCCGAATGCCCGTGGTCCTTGCATGCCCTGCCGCAGAACCGACCCGGCGCACTCATGGTCTTCGGCCTGAAGCTGATGTTGCACGTCTCGCACTGCCGCTCCGGCCTCTTCTGCGTCGTCGAGTCCTTTCTCGCCTTCGCGGCAGACTCTTTGCACGCACCCCCGCAGAATGGCGACCCGCTCCGCGCCCCCGGCGCGAACCGCTGAAGCTTGATGCCGCACGCCTTGCACTTGGCGCCCAGCTTCCCGGCTGCTGCATTCACCGCCCGCTGCTGGCATGCGTGGCCGCAATAGACCGCGACCAGCCCCTTCTTGTCCGCCTTCTTCATCTGGAAGGCATTCCTCTTCAGGCTCAGCCTGCACCAGTCGCAAGAGCCGATCATCGGAGGAAAGAAGACGCGCCTCGACGAATCCTCTTTGGGTGTAGAAGCGATGATCTCCCGTACAGTCGACCACACCTCCATTGGCAGTTCGCACTCGATAGAGACCTGCCGCCTCACTCCGAGCCACGGCCTTGATGCGTCGATGAACCAGTCTTTGGGAATTGATGTCATAGGACAGAACATACCCCGGATCGCCTGATTCAACAAGAGAATCTATGCGCGATTCCCCGTCATCTGTCGCAACCATGGTGCCTCCAGACAGGCAGTTCGCCCGGTTGCCGGTAAGCCCCGCCAGCAGCCCCGCAGCCATGTACTCGCTGCCATTGGTCAGCGCCCACTCATTCGCAGCGCTACTGTCCTTGCTGATCGTGGCGCCGAAAAGTGATGAGAACCCGGACGACCGGACGATCTGCCTGGCTTTGCGCCCATGTTTTCGCGCCAGATCGCTGCCGTAGCTGGCGAGGATTATTTTGGTTCCGGGGTTCTTCCCCATGATGTACGTCGGCGCCACCACAGAGGCCATGGTTGACTTGGCGGATCCTGGTGGCATGAAGACCATCAGCCGCCCGTACCGCCGCGATGCCGCCCGCTCGATCGTCTGCAGCAGCAGCAGATGGTGTGCAGCCAGCCCCGACTCCACCGGCTTGAACAGCCACTCGTCCGGGTCGTCCGTCGCCGGCTTGCCGGGGATCTCGATCGCGTTCGCGTACCCGGCCAGCGATGCGCGCCCGCGTCGTCGGCGCAGCAGCTCCAGTGCGGCCTCCTGCGGGGTCATCGGCCTGCCGCGATGCGCATCAGCTCATCGTCCGCCATGTCGTGCGCCGACACCTGAACCTGCACCGGCCCGCCGTCCTTGCCCATCAGCTCCACCTTGTCGCGCCACGCCCCGACAGCAGTGTGCCGGCCCATCAGCTCAAGGTTCTTCATCCGGTCGGCCAGCTTCAGCTTCGTGATCTCGCCGAGCCCCTTCTCGGCATTGCCGAACGTCACCACCTCGATCCCGGCCACCAGACCGCGGCGCCACACGGCAGGCCACTGGCTGATCGGCTTGACCGTCCCATCGTCGGCGATGATGTCCGCCAGGTCGGCGGCATCCTGCTCGGCCAGCCGGCGCAGGACGTGATCGGCGTCGATCTGGGTGCGCTGGGTGCGTGCGGCCAGCGCGGCAGCAATGGCCGCCTGCACTGGAGGTTTCTGGAGTAGCTGGTACCCGAGGTGCTGAGCCATCTTCGCGCTGTACCCGGCCCGGATCGCGGCCTGAGTCGCATTCAGATCCTTCAGGTACTCGGCCACGAATTCAGCCTGCTTCGGCGTCAGTTCTCGCGCCACATCACCCCCTCATTCACGGAGCCGCCAGCACGCCAGAGCGCACCAGATCGCCGCCCAGCTTGGCGACCGCTTGGAACGATGCCGGGTTCATGGCGTCACCCCCAGCGAACGCCGCGCCAGCTTGTGCAGCCTGCGGCGATCTTCGGCCCCGTGCGCCTTTTCGATCTTGGTCACACCCTGGATCTTGCAAGTGATGTCGTCGAAGCGCCCGGCATCAGCCAGCGCACTCAGCCCGTTGGCATGCCAGAACAGCCCGGCCGACAGCGCGCCCCATCGCGGCGACTCCAGTTCATGCGGCGCAGCCTCGAAGTCCGGCACCCCAGCCAGCCCGAAGCGCGGCGATCGCAGCCCGTCCCGTGCGGCCACGTACCCTGCGCGGCCCGTCACCTGGATCGGCCCGCGCCCGCAGTACCGCAGCCCGTCGCCCGGCTTGGTGTTGCCCATGCGCCCGCCGTACACCTTGTCCCCCAGCGCCTCCGGCTGGCCCACGAACGGCAAAGCGGATTCGATCGTGGGGAAGCGCATCGACCACACGGCGCACAGCCGGGCGGCGGTCGAGTAGTGCAGCGACTCCCGGACGCGGGACAGTTGCCCCGACTCATGGCTCACCTGCGCCAGGAACGCGGCAGCGCGGCCCGGCGCGTCGATCCCGAACAGGTACAGTGCCTCGTTGACATGCGGCACCCACACGCGGGCAACGGACAGCGAGCACTGCGTCGTGTCGCGCAACAGTTCAGCGGTCAGCGTGACCATATCGACTTTCAGCCGGCGATCGGCAGTTGATTGATGTGGATGCGGAGTCGTGCCAGCGCCCGCCCCGGAATTCGATCGAGCTTGCCTGCGCGCACTTGGCGAGCGCATCACGGGCCAGCTCGCCAGCGTAGATCGACGCGCACCCCTGCAGCGAACTGACGACCGCCGGCACGAACAGGATCAGGATGCATCTGGCGATCATGCATGCTCCGCGTTGTCGGGCATCTGCCGGGACTCCCGAGCCGGCGCCCCTGCGCGCCACTCATCAGCGGTCCAGAGGATGTGGAGCCAGCACCCAGCCAGCGCAACCCCGCACAGCACCAGCTCGTGCGGCTCCACCAAGAACGCCTGCCCGAAGACGGCGCACGCGGCACCACCCCCGGCCAGTTGCGCCAGCACGCAGCGCGCCCGGTGCGTGCGGAATGACACCGCGTTGACGCGCTGTGCGTAGATCGCCAGCGTGACGAACGCCAGCGCGACCGTGGAAAACTGCACCCAGATCATTGCTTGCCCCCGTCGATGTCAAGCCCGGCTTTTTTCAGCCCGGCGTCCGCGATCACCCCGAACCTGTTGCCCATGTACCCGATCAGCAGGTGCAGCGTCAGGCCGCACAGCACGATCAGGCCATTCGTCCCGACAGAACCCAGCCCCATGCGCTCGCCGATCGCTGCGCCCAGGCTGGCGGAACAGATGGCGGACGCTATGAAACGGGACGCCGCAAACCACGGGCTTGCGGGCTGGGCGTGCGCCAGACCCAGCAGTGAGGCCATGAAGCCCACTCCGAGCTGTGGAAGGGTCAAACCGAAGGCGGCCAGCACCAGCGCACTGGCGCCGGTTGCGATGGCGCCCGGCACCGATGTCGGCGCGGATGCAGGATCAGCCACGGTTGGCCTCCAGTCGATCGTAGAAACTGCCAGCGACGACGGCCAGCGCGCACCCGATAAACTCGGACATTGGGATGGCGAACACGTCATTGCAGACGCTGGCCGTACCCGTGACGGTAGGAATCCACATGACGCCGCAGACAGGCATCAGTACCCACAGGTACGCAGACCCGAGCGCAAGCCCCCGCATCGTCGAGTCCTTGGACTCATCGCGCCACAGCAGGCAGGCGACGGCCCCGAAGATGCCGTTGGCGAGGTACTGCGTGCGCCGCGTGTCGCCTCCCACCATCTGCGCAAGGTCGGCGCAGTAGTACCAGACCGCGACCAGCAGGAGCAACAGCGCGGCGCGGCGCATTACCAGCCGCCCCCGCCTGCGCCCCGCGCGCCGACGGTCGGCGGCAGGGCGGCGCGGCGCACGTCAGCCAGCTCTTCGCGCAGGGTCTGCGCCTCGTCTTCGGCGTCGATCCGGCGCGAACGCTGAACCAGTGCGTAGATGCCGAACACGGCGGCACATGCAATTGCGATCATCATATCCATGGTGTCATCCTGTAAGCGGAAAGGCCCGCGCTGCTATTGTCAACCGTCACGCGATTATTTCTCACCACTCGCATGTGGGGCACACTTTTTCAGCACCGCCGCAACAGCTTGGCGTGTCAGGCCGTACCGCACGCCGATCACCCCGTGCGAATCACCCGCGCCGCGATCGCGCACGATGGCGGCATTCCGCAGCGACAGCAGCGCGCTACGCTCGGTCGGCAGCTCAAGGCACTGCCCGGCGTAGTGCTCCACCAGCTTGGATGCAATCTCCATGCCGAGCGACAACGCCAGCGGGTCGCCTTCCGCGACCTTGACTGGCACACGCATCTTGCGCCCGCGCCACCGCTGACACACACGGATGGCGGGACCAAATCCCACGACCCCGGACAGACCGGCAAGCACCTTGTGCATCAATCCACCCCAGGGGCGCGGACGCCGATGTACCCGGCCAGCATCCCAGCCGCCTTCGTCCAGTCGTCTGCCCACTCGGCACAGTACCCAGCCAGCCTCATGCGCTCAAGCCATGCGCGCTGCTCGGCTGTCGGCTTCTTGCGCGGCGCCTTCATCTCCAGCCAGAGCCCTGCCCGACCATTGCGGCACAGCGGCAGCAGCAGGTCCGACACCCCTGGCTTGACGCCCTCCGCCTTGAGCCTCACGGCTTCCAGCATCCGGCGCCGGCCACCGTTCGGGATCGCAAGCAGGTAGTCCGCCAGCATCGCCCCCGCTTGCACGTCCAGCGCGGGCGGGATGGCCGTTCGTCGCGCCCATTCGATGAGTGCGACCTGGTGCTGGTGTTCGATGTGCTGCATGTCGGCATTGTGGCGCACGGCGGCACGCGGTGCAACGATTTGCACCCATTCGAGCGGGTCAGGTCTTGACGGACACCTTGAAGTGGCACGGGTTGGCCCCGACGCGCGGCAGGCGCATCGCACCGCCCACCGGGTCACTGATCTGGCGCTGGTGGAGTGCGCACGTCTGGCGCTCGCCGCACGTCTTGCCGCCATGGTCTGCGCCGAAGCAGTGCGCCTTGCTGGGCGGGCAGGGCTTGCGCCCGAAGCTTGCGGCCATGCCCATGTGTGGGCTGGAAATCGTCTTGGTCATGCTCGCTCCTTGTCAGCCGTGATCATCACCACCGACACGCTTGCGCCGGGGAATGCGTCGTCATACTGCCCGTGAACCGCCACCGTCAACCCAGCAAGCAGGTCGGCGGCTCGCGTCTTCGCCCCGCTTGGCAGGATCGCCGACAGCCGGCCGCCAGGTGCAAGCATCCCGGCTGCGTGCTGCAAGTGCGCCTGCCAGCGGCCATCGGAAAACGGCGGGTTCATCACGATGCGGTCGAACTTCTCGGTCTGGTCCATCTGCATGAAGTCCATGCACCTGACCGCGTGGCCCTTGGCCTCCAGCACCTTGGCATTCAGTGCGGCGACCTCCACACAGACCGTGCGGCCCATCGGCAGCAGATCGGCAAGCCCGCCCATCCCGGCCGATGGCTCAAGCACCCGATCGTCCGGCCCAATGTCCGCCAGCTCGACCAGCCGCGCCGCCAGCCGCTCAGGCGTCGGGTAATACTGGTGCGCCCACTGATCCGGGGTGCACCCACTCGTGACGATCTCGCGCAGCACGGCAGCCGGCTCGTAGTCGAACACCCAGCGTCCGCAATCCTCAACCGCGCCGATGGATTTCAGGATCTCGCCTGCCTCCTTGACCGACGGCCCGGCACCCTTGAACACCCGCGTCCTCGGCACGCGCCGGAACCCCTTGTCCCACATGCCGTTGCGCCCACAGACCGGCAGTTGCTCGAATGCCTCCTCCATGCCGGCCAGCGCATCCAGCACCCCGAACGGCAGCGGGCGCTTGATGAGGTCGAATTCCTTGAGGCGCTTCTTCGGCTTCTGCCGGAACGCCGCGGGGATGGCGCGGGGGTGGAGTTGCGCCAGGATGCAGTTCAGGCGCCATGCCATGTCGGGATGCACTTCGAGGTGTGCCGTGCCCTTCTTGTACAGCCGCACCCGCAGCGCGCCGCCGTCAACGTTCGCCCATTCGCCATGCATCTGCGTGAGGCCCTGGATGATGCGCTGCGATGAGTCATAGCGCGGCTCGCCCCGACCCATGAACTTCGCCACCACGGCGCGCAGGTCATTGATGACGCCGCAGACAGTGTGGTTCGTCGTCCCGTAGCTGGTCATCACCCCGGCCAGGATCATGCGGCGGCCGAAGCCCTCAGGCGCGTTCGTGACATGCTCGCCGGACAGCGCCCGGAAGATGCCATCTACCCGCTCGGCCACGAACTGCGCCCGCTGTTGCAGCAGGGCCAGAATCGTGGCGCGGACGGTCTCCTCGGTGAAGTCCGGGCACTTCTTGCCACGGATCTGCTCGTGCCACTCCGTGCGGCGGGCCTGCGGCATGATGTCCAGCACGTCGGTCAGTGCCAGCGCCTTCGACCAGTACGCGGAGTTCAGCGCACCGATCGCGCCAGACTGCTCGAAGAGCTGGCGGGCGGACATCCCCATGCTGTGACGGCCCCGGTTTTCATCCTGGTTGCCGTCGAGGAAGTAGTCGATCGTGCCACCCTCTAGCCGCGAAGCCATGAACGCGGCGATCTCTTCGACCCCGGCCCGTGCGTGGCGGTACTGACCCAGCAGACCGTCCAGCATGTCGGTGTCGGCTGGCGCGAAGAATTCGGGCGCGTCGTCATCGACCAGCTCAACGGCGCCGAACTCGGCAGCGGTCATCCCGGTCATGCCGCACCCCCGCATCCGCCGGCACAGCGCCGCTGGTGACGCACGCGCTTGTCCGCCACCAGTGCGGACAGTGGGCGCGGCTTGAGGCATCGGATGCAGGTCATCTGGCTGCACGTCCCGGTGTCTGACGGGCGCGGCTTGTACGTCTCGCCGGTCGTGACCGTGGCGGATGATCGGCCGTGGCCTGAGGTGTGTTCGTGGTTGAGATGGATCATGCTTGCTCAAGAATTGCTTTGAGGATGTCGCGGGCCACGATCGGAACGACCGCATTGCCGAGCATGTGAATCGCGTCTTTGTGGCTTGACGGCAGCAGGTAGTCGGCTGGAAACCCCATCGCCTGCCTGCACTCCTGCACCGACAGCATCCGCATCCGGTCGCCATCGATCACCGCCCACCGATCCCGCGTCGTGATGGTCCCGAGTGGCCTGGACAGCGCACGGCCGCCACGCTCGGACCCGTAGTACGCAGTGACGAAACGCGATCCATGCGCAGTACGTCCGGCGCGCACGCGGGCCAGCGTCGAGGATGCCCGGCCCGGCTTGTCGATCTGGCTCCACTTGCCGGCGCCGAAGTCGATCAGCGATTCACTGCCCACCAGCGCCAGCCGGGGAAGGTCCAACATCAGCGGGCGGGCGCCACGGGTGCAGACGATGAACAGCCGCGTCCGGTGCTGCGCCACGCCATGATCTGCAGCGTCAACGACATGAGGGGCAAGCGTGTAGCCCAGCGCCTCCATTGCCATGCACCACGCGGGGTAGAGCGACCACGCGCAGAACTCGGGGACGTTTTCCACCACAACCACGGGCGGGCGGTGGTACTCAGCAGCCGACACGACAGCCCACGCAGTTGACCGGCTCGCGTCATGCTGCGGGTTGCCGCTGGCCTTGCCACGCGCCCGGCTGTGGCCTTGACAGCACGGGGACGCCAGCAGCACATCGTGTGCGGGGACTTGCGACCAGTCGGCCTGGTGAAGGTCTTGGCAGGCGTGTTGTGCGGTCGGGTGGTTGCGGGCGTGGACTGCGACAGCGGCGGGCCAGTGGTTTGCGGCGTAGACCGGGATCAGCCCGGCCATCTGGGCGCCCGTCGAGAACCCGCCAGCCCCGGCGAAAAGGTCGGCGCAGGTGGTCATGCTTGCTCCCGTGTGCGCTTAAGCGCCTTGACGATCCCGGACAGCGACACGCCAGCCGCCTTTGCCGCTTTGCGCTGCGACATCCCTCCAGCAACCAGCGCCAGCGCGGAAAGCATCGCGGGGGATGGCGTGGGGCGGTTGTTCATGCCGGCGCCTCGCCAGCAGGCATGGCAGCAAACGGAGCTGCCAGCGCCATGATGACGGCCTTATGCTCGCGCCAGAACCGCAGCGCGTCACGTCCATCCATCGCGGCGATTGCCGCATCATCAAACGCGCTCCATGCGCCGATCCCGTGGAATTGGCATCCAATCTTGATGTGCCCATTAATAATCGTCACGCCCCATCGCAGGCCATCGATGATGACGGGGGCGCGGGTGATCTTGACGCCGTAGATCGTGGCGCCGGTCAGGTAGGCGCCGGTCAGGTTGGCGCCGCGCAGGTTGGCGCCGGTCAGGTAGGCGTCGGTCAGGTTGGCGCCGGTCAGGTAGGCGCCGGTCAGGTTGGCGCCGCGCAGGTTGGCGCCGGTCAGGTAGGCGCCGGTCAGGTTGGCGCCGGTCAGGTAGGCGCCGGTCAGGTTGGCGTCGCGCAGGTAGGCGTCGGTCAGGTTGGCGCCGGTCAGGTAGGCGCCGGTCAGGTTGGCGTCGCGCAGGTAGGCGTCGGTCAGGTTGGCGCCGGTCAGGTAGGCGCCGGTCAGGTTGGCTCCGGTCACGGTCGCAGCCTCCAGCGCATGTCGCATTGTCATCTCACTCGAATCAACCGGCTGGTGCGTGTACAGCACCCGTCCGGCCCAATGCTTGATTTCGATCTGTGCGTTCATGTTCGTCTTCATGCCCGTTTCTCCGTTCGTTGGTGGTGGTAGTGATCAGCGGATCATGGAACCATGCGCCGCTGCGCGGGCGTCAGCTCGGCCCAGCGGCGGAACTGACAACCGCTGGCATCACACCACGTAACGCCATCGTGGCTATCTTGCGTTGCGCCGCGCTTCACGGCTTCGATGACTGCCTCGCGCTGGGTGCGGGCTTGGGGTGCGTTTTTGAACATGGTGTTTCTCCGTTCGTTGGTGGCTTGACGCTACGCCGATGCACGGCGCACTGGCAAGCCCTTGCGGGCTGGTGTCAGAGGAGCTTTGCGGCATTGATCGCATCCACTGCCATCAAGCCGGCTTCTTTGAGCTGGTCGCGAGTCCATTCGAGGTGCTCAATCGCCGCAGCAAGAGCGGCCCGGTCGCCGGATGCTTGGAAGCGCTCGAATGCAGCGCGGGCGGCGTCAGCATTGCCCAGCGCATCGCCTGCGCACAAGCTTTGCTCAACAACTGCACGGCGGGCAGTATCGGCGGCGCTCATGCGGCCACCTGCTGAGAAAGCTTTGCGAATGCTTCGCCGCGCTTCGCACTGCGGCCCATGCTGACGGCGGCGTCACGGCTGATCGGGGTGCGCTTTCCCATGTAGTCCTGGCGCAAGGTCCTAGCGGCGCAGTCAGACCCGTAATGCAGAAGTTCTCCGCCTTCAGACTCAATGATGATCGTCAGCTTGAGGTTGGTCTTTCCGCACACGTCGCACTCGCTCTTGTTGCTGATGCCTCTCACTGTGAATCGCTTGTAGCTTGCGTTCATGTCGTTCTCCGTTGCGTCTCAGGTCTCGCCGTCTGCTCAACCCATGAACGTAGCGTATCACCGAAGTGGCACGACACGCAAGAGAAGACGTGAAAACCCGCACTCGGCTGGCCTGGTTGCGATGCGCGACGGCCTACCCGTGTTCGCCCCGGATCACATCGCGCAGCGGGAAGCACGGGATGCCAAGCTCTCCCGCCAGCGCCGCCTCGGCACAGGCGCCCCGCGACAGCTCCCAGCCGGGCAGCAGCGCCAGCAGGCCAGCGGCGCGCACCTGGACAAGCGACACGGCCATCCAGTCGTCCCACGTCGGAGCGGCGTTCGGCGGCGGGTTCTCGGCAGGGTTGACGACCTCGAATCCCCGGTAGCGCAGCTCTTCGGCGGCGGCATGGAACGCGGGGTAGTTGTACTCAGGCAGGCCCGTCATCGGCCCGCACAGGTACACGGCATGCGGTCCGGTCATGCGGCGATCTCCGCCAGCACCTTGGCCCGATGGATCACAGCCTGCTCGATGTCGCGCATCGGCGAACCCAGCAGGATCTCGATCGCCAGCGACCCGGCCCATGCCAAGAACTCAGCGCACCCAGCTTCCAGCCGGCACCCGTTCGCGCACATGCGGTTGACCATGCCCATCGCCTCATCCAGCACCTTTGCCGGCTCGGGGTCGGCCAGCGTCTCGGCGATCGTGTGCGCGTCGGCGAGGTTGACCCAGTACCCACTGAACAGTGCGGTCATGTCCGCGCCATCCTGAAGAGCCAGCAGTTCAGCCTCTGCCTTGCGCCAGTTCGCCCTGACCAGTGCCCGCTCGATCGGGTTCAGGCGCTGGTTTGCACGGGCGGTGCGGCCCGGCTTTGCGCTCTTGCGATTTGAGCCCATTTAAGCCTCCGTTTTCAGTTCTGGCACCGTGGGGTGCTTGATGGTTGCGTTTGCGTGCTGGCGGGTAGATCTGGCGGCTTCCCGCCCCATCGGCGATGTCATGAGACGCCATGCTGTGCACCCGGTGTGCCGATCGCCGGCGTGATCGACCCGGTCGACCGTGATCGTCTCGATCTCGATGCCAGTGGCACGCAGGCCGGAAATCAGCGCGGTGGGAGCGGGCACGCCGCCCAGGGACAGCCCGGCTTCGGTGACGGTGTGGCCGCAGGTCAGGCGGTGCCGCACCCACTCCAGCCGCTCGACGGCGGTGGTGCAGTCGTACAGGCGCCGGCTCATGCCTCTTCCCCTGGGATCTCAAGCCAGCGCATGCACGGGCCTGGGTAGTCGCGCCAGCGCTTGACGCCATCGTGATGCGCGTTCTTGCGCCACTGCTGAGGCACCCGGCTTGACCCGATGGGGCGCGTCCAGACTGTCGCGGCTGTGCGCTTTACGATCACGACAGGCTCCGGCTTGCCACCCACATACGGGCGCACGATGTGGGCACGCGGACCGGCTAGGTCATCTTTCGCGCGCTCGTTCGCCATGATCGATTCAAGCCGCTGCTCTTCGCTCTTCGCCGCCTCCAGTGCGGCCAGCAGTTCGAGCTTGACCTTGCGCGCTTGCAGCCATGCCTGCTCTGCCCGCTGAACGTCGGTCGGGATCTGGATTTCCTTGGTCTTGGTCATGTCGTGCTCCACGCCGCGGCGAACGCGGCCTTCAGTTGCTGGGCGGTGCGCTCGCATTCTCGGCTGCGCACTGTGTCGATGTACTCGCGCCACGCGGCCCGGTCGCCACGGCGGGCGATGGCGGTCAGGTTGCTGACGTGCAGCGGGATGCTCTTGGCCTGGTGGTTGTCGCACTCGGCGATCGTCGAGCACCAGACCGTGGCGCCCGTCTCGGCCAGCAGGTAGCCGCAGGATCGGGCGACGGTCTGGTGGCTGCAGGTTGCGCAGTTGGGGCAGGTCATGCGGCACCTCGCATCTGCATGTGCCCGGCCTCGCGTTCAGGCGGGAAGAACTGCGCGCGCTCTTCCGGCGTCAGGTAGTGGCGGTCCCACGGCGCGAGATCCTGCGGGCATGTCCACGAGAACCGCGGCCGGTTGTAGGAGACGACGTATGCATACGGCTTCCCGCTGCCGTCGATCGCACGGTCCCATGTGCGGATCTGGAGCCCATGCTTCTTGGTCGTGCGGCGGTCGCCCGGCCGCGGCTTGGGGCGCTGCGGCGCCATGATCGTGATCTTCATGCTGCCACCTCGATCCCCTTCGCGGCGGCGTACTCGGCCACCTTCGCGGCGTGGGCCGCCTTCAGTTGCGTGCTCATGCCTCACCTCGTGCTGCTGCCCTGGCTTGGGGGCGGAAGCTCTCCCAATCGAACGGCACCCACTTCGCAACTTCGCGCAGCCGGTCATAGACCCGATCCCCCACGCATGCCTTGAACTGCTCCCGTCCGGCATTGCTGATGAGGATCGTTGGCCGCATCTCGCGGTATCGGCGGTCCAACACATCGAACACGACGGTCTGCTCCCCCTCGGTCCCGTACTGCATGCCGATTTCGTCGATCACCAGCAGGTCCAGCGTCTCGCCAAGCTCGGTCAGCACGTCATCCTCGGTGCGCAGCGAGTCCTTGCGCCACGTCCCGCGAACAGCCCGGATCATGTCCATGCAGGTGACGTACTGCACAGAGTAGCCCCTCACCATCACCGACAGCATCACGGATGCCGCCAGGTGGCTCTTGCCGGTCCCTGGTGCCCCCGACAGCACCAGCGCGCCACCCGTGCGCATGGCATCGCTGAAATCCTCCGCATAAGCCCGGCAAGTGGCAAGCGCGGCGGCCTGTTGCTTGCCCATGGCCTCAAAGGTATCGAAGGTGCGGCCCGTGAACCGCTTCGGGATGTTCGCCAGCTTCAGGGCGCGCTCGATACTGGCGGCGCGGGCGGCGGCGGCAGTTCGCTCGGCTTCGGCCTTGACTGCCTGTTCGTCAGCTTCACGGCATGCCGGGCAGCGCGTCCAGATCGTGCGGTTGATGTTGGCCCGGTGCTCACCTTGAGCGGTGTACTTGCCATGCTCGGGACAGTCGCGTTCTTCGGCTTGGGTCGGCGCAGTTACCGGCCGAAGCGAGTCTTGGCGAAGTCGCATTGATGCAAGTCGGGATGCTGCGTCAGAAAGATCCATCATCGTTCACTCCATCGCGGTAGTCAGTCTTGTCGAAGCCGGTGTGGCGGCTGGGCTTGGCGGGCTGGCGGGTCTGGATGCGCTGCTGCATGAACTCGTGAGCGCGGAGCATCCAAGCGCGCCAGGTCTTCGACCAGTCCGAGTGAGCGGTCTTGAAGGTGTGGGTCTTGAACTTCAGCGTCTCGCGGGTCCAGTCCACTCCGGGCGCGTTCAAGAGTGCCCAGGCGATCAGCTCGGAATCAGGCTCGAAGTCGTCAGGACAGGACTTGGATGCCTTGGGCTTGGGGGCTGCGCGCTTGCGCGGTGCCTCTACCTTGGTACTACTAGATGAGGTTGATTTATGTGTTTCGGTTTCGGTTTCGGTTTCGGTTTCGGGCGCATTTGTTTGCAGGTGCTGTGCAGATGCGGTGCATTTGCCTGCATTTGCTATGCAAGAACGCGCTAACTCGTTGATTTCATTGAATGCCGGCTGTTCGGGTGGGAGTGGCCACTTGGGCTTCTTGGCCCGTGGCGCGTTGCCGAACCTGGGGATGAAGCCGAACATGGAATCGCTGTCGGAGCGGTACAGGCGCACCAGATCGCGCTCCACAAGCTGTTCCACCATCTCGTTCACCTGCCTCTCCGACTTGCCGGCGCACGGGCTGGCGCGGCGACGGAGGAACGCGAAGTTCATCGGCACGAGGCCAAAGTCGTCCGCCATCAGGATCAGCTCCAGGAACAGCAGGCGCTCGGAATCGTGCGTCAGGCCGACGTATCGGTCGGAGTCGAGCACGGAGTCTCGGATCACGCGGTTAGGCATTGGCGGCATCAGTCATGGATGCGGCGCGGAGTCGCTGGACGGCTCGCACGACAGTCGATAGGGCTACGCCGGCAGCTTGAGCTGCCTTGCGCTGCGACATGCCTTGCGCCACCAGGGCAAGGGCGTTGGTGGTCTTCTGGTCCTGCTGGCCGCGTCGGTAGTGCGGTCGTCCTCGTGGGATGTTCATGGGCTTGGGGGTCTCGTGACGGCAGGCAGCCAATCCGCCTGCTTTGGCTAAAGTGTACGCGCGTATCCGTGTGCGCGCAAGTACGGCATACGAAGAAAAGCCCGCTCTTGGCGGGCCTGTTGCTGGGTGGCGAGCGGTCAGGCGCTGCGGCCGATCGCCTCAGACCACAACCCCGTGACCCATGCCACGCCCTTTGGCGTGAACCGCGCCGCGCTGAAGGCGTGCCCGTTGTCGGCACTGCCTGTCTTGACCACGAACCGCCCTGCGTCCAGGTGCTCGGCGTAGGGAGTCCACGTCCCGCCGATCTGGTAGAGGATGCGGCGGGCGGCCAGGAAGGCGCGGAACGCCGGTTCATTGGCGCCCAGCAGCTTGGCGACTTGCCGGAAGGTCTGAGTCCCGGTGGCGTCCATGTACTTGTCCACCATCTCGACCTTGGGCGCGGCCAGCGCCAGCGCGGCGGCTTGGCGCTCGGATTCCTCGGTCTTGTCGGCGAGTGCGCGCAGGGCCTGGGCGAAGGTCTGCGGCAGGGCGGGCGCGGTGGTGGTGTAGGCGCCAGTCTTGCGGATCGCGGGCAGCACCTCAGACGTGACCCAGCGTTTGAACGGCTTCGCTTCAGGTTTGCGGCTACCGAGGATCAGGGAGTAGAGGCCGGACTCGTTGACCGTGGCGAGCTGCTGAAGCCCTCCAAGGGTGTCGATTGAACCGACACCCTTTTCATCGGCGTCGAGTCGGTCCAAGGCATCGCGGCTGTTGCCGATGGTCAGGGCTGCGCACACATCGGCGGCCACGAACCACGGCCCGTCATCGCGCATCAAGGCGCGCACGGCGAAGTCCGAGGATTCGCTCAGGTGGAAGGTGAATGTGCTCACGCGGTCATTGGTGCGTGAGGCAACGAGTTGAGAGTAGGTCGGGATGTTCACTGAAGGCCCTCGGTTGTTGAGCCTCCAGTGTTGCCGGGTTGCGGCCATCCGCGAACTACATTTCGTCATGATCCGGCGCCGCGTTATGCGGGATCGACCTCGACCGGCGCGGCGTTGAGTTCGATCAGCCACGACGGCGGCACATCGCCGGCCAGCCGGAGGTGCTTGTGGACATCGCCGACAACGCGGATGCGCCCGAGGATCAGCGGGCGATGCGCTTCGGGGCGTGCGGCGATATGCCACGGGATCACCAGCGCGAAGCCGGCTGGGTGCTTGCACAGCACGCCCTTGGGGCTTGGGTTGGTCATGGCTCGCCCAGCATCGCCAGCCCGGCAGGCGTCGGGTGGAACCGCACAGAGGCCAGCCCCGGCACGGACTGGCGCTCCACCAGCCCATGTTCCTCCATGTGCGTCAGGCCCTTGCGCGCATTGCGCTCGGACCGGCCGGTGAGGTGCGCGACACGGGCCACGCTGGCCGGCGCCTTCGCCAGCAGCTCAAGCCGTTCCGGCGTCGGGCGTGGCGCGGCTGGGGCGTGTTCGTGTGCATCGAAAATCGCCGCGGCGTCTGGTGTGGCACGGAATGCCAGCACCACGCCGACGCCTGACGGCGACCGGACATTGCCAGCCACGCTGATGACGCGCAGGGCTTGCAGCTTGGCAACCTGGATCGAGATGGCGACAGCAGACAGGCCCATCAGCTCGGCGAGCTCGAGGCGCGTCATTGGGCGGGCGGCCAGCTCGCGCACGATGCGCGCAGAGGTGGATTCCGTGGTCATGCCGCCCCCGTCATCAGCGCAGCAAACGGACTGACCGCCGGGCGACGCTTGCCTGCCTTGATCGCGCCAGCGTAGGACAGCGACACACCAAGCTCCGCAGCGAGTCCGGCGACCGACACGCCGGCCGGGTGAGCCCGCAGCAGCGCGATGGCCTCGGCTGTGATGTGCGAGCCGGCGCGGCGGGATGCCGTGATCCGCGCTTTGTGCGCCACGGCCAGGGGCTTGCCGGCGTGCGTCTTGCGTGTGGCCGCTGCTTGCGACAGCCACTGCCGGTGATCCGGGTTGCAGCAGTGCGAGGTGTCGCACATCGCCTGATAGACGCGGTTGGCGGGCGCTGCCGATCCGGTGGCGATGACGGCGGCCAGCGTCCCGACCGTGCCCACGCGTTGCAGCGGCGGTATCCAGATCGACGGACTGCCGCCAGCCCGTGAGGTGGCGCCACGCCACTCCCAGCACTCGCCTGGGTAGCGCTTGCTGGGTGATGGGGCCATCTTGCAGCGCAGGCGCAGATCCTCGAACGTGCGGATTCCGGTCATGCCGCCTCCCGCTTGTCTTCCGCTGCTTGGCGCTTGGCGATGACCCGGCAGTGCTGCGCCACGGCTTCGGTGAGCGACACGCGGCGCTCCTTGGCATCGCGCACCAGTGCGGCGCGCTCTTCGGGGTGCAGTAGTACATGCAGGGGGATCTTCTTCGGGGTGTCCATGTCAGTCTCGGGGGTGGTTTCGATGCGCCATTGTGCGTCATGCGTGGCAGTCTGCGCAACATTTTATGTTGTGCGGCATGTTGTATTTGTCGGCGGGATGCACTACACTGGATGCACTGGCAGACGGCCAGCAACAACAGACGGAGAAGAGCATGAACGAAGACGATCTGGCGCGTGAATATGCGGAAGCAGCGGCAATGGATGCCGCCGAGGTTGTCGATGTTGACGCCGAGTACGAACTGGCGAACTGACCACAAACCACAGTTGGAGCGTTGACCATGAGTATCGTTACCATGATTTTGGGAGAGAGTGGGACGGGGAAAAGCGCCAGCATGCGCAACCTGTCTCCTGCCGACACCCTGCTGATTCAAGCTGTCCCGAAGCCGCTTCCGTTTCGTGCAGCAGGCTGGAGGCCTCTGACGAAAGAGACGCCGAACGGGAACGTTTTCGTCTCTGACCAAGCAGACCGCATCTGCATGGCGATGAAGAAGACGGCACGCGGCGTGATCGTGATTGACGATTTCCAGTACGTGCTGAGCAATGAATTCATGCGCCGCGTGACTGACAAGGAAGTCGGAAACGCCGCGTTCGCAAAGTACAACGAGATCGCCCGCAGCGCCTGGGACATCCTGACCTGTGCGGCATCGCTGGCGGACAACAAGCGGGTTTACCTGCTGTCGCACACCACAACCGACGAGTTCGGAAATACCAAGATCAAGACCATCGGGAAACTGCTGGACGAGAAGATCGTTTTGGAGGGGATGGTTTCTATCGTCCTGCGCACCAAGACGACGAACGGGGAATATGTGTTCACTACCAGGAATAGTGGGTCCGACACCGTGAAATCTCCTATGCAGATGTTTGAAACTGCGACCGTTGAAAACGACCTGAAAGCCGTTGACGCCGCAATCGTTGATTACTACCAGCCGGCGCAAGTCGCCTAAACCACCATGTTGAAACTCGATACCACCCAAGCAGCCGCCGCCGACAACATCACCTCGCAAATCAGCGAGCCCGGCAAATACGTCGGCACCATCACCCGCGCTGAAAAGCTGGTGAGCCAGGCCAAGGGCACGCAGGGGCTTGGCCTGTCGTTCAGGGCGGACAACGGCCGGACCGCCGAATACCTCGACCTGTACCACACCAAGGGCACGGGCGAGGCACTGAGCGGCCTCAAGACCGTGAACGCCGTGCTGTGCTGCACGAAGACCAAGCAGGCCGAAGAGGGCACCGTGCAGGTCGAGAAGTGGGACAAGGTGGCGGGCGCTCGCCGGAAGATGGGCGTCACTGGCTACCCGGCATTGATGAACAAGCGCATCGGCCTGCTGCTGCGCAAGACGCTGGAAACGGACACCAATGGCAAGGACCGCGAAAAGCTGGAGATTTTCGGCGTGTTCGACCCTGAAACCGAGATGACCTCCAGCGAGATCTTGGGCCGCGCCAGCGAGCCAAAGAAGCTGTCCGCGATGCTGGATGTGCTGATCGCCCGTGGCGTGATCGACAAGCGCACCAGCCTGGCGCCGGCTCGCCAGCAGTCGGCGGGCATGGATCGCTTCGACGACATGCCGTTCGACGACGATTTCCCGAGCTGATCATGAAGCCGCTGCCGAATCTCAATGATGACGCGGCGATGGCTCGCCTGGGCCGCCTGTCGGCCCTGCGCAGCCACCGCGCCGACACACTGCACGCCCTGCGCGACTGCGCCAGCAAGCTGCTGTCCGGCCAGCACGATGACGCGGCGCTGATCTCCGAGGCGCGCGGGCTGCTGGATCGCCTGGAAGACGTGGCGCGCGCAGAAGCTGGGGAGTACGGGCGATGACCGAGCGCCTGTCGATCAAGTGCATCAACCCCGTGCAGGCGCACGCCGCGCTGATGTCGCGTCTGTGGCCGTGGGTCAAGGCGATGACGATGGCCGGGCACGAACTGCGCATCGAAGCGAAGCCGGCCACTCGCAGCAGCGACCAGAACGCCAAGTTCCACGCCATCGTTTCGGACATCGCCCGCAGCCCCGCGCAGTGGGCGGGCAAGCGGCGCACTGCCGATGAGTGGAAGGTGCTGCTGGTGTCAGGCCACGCAGTCGCCACCAAGCTCGGCGCCGACATGGTGCCGGGCATGGAGGGCGAGTTTGTCAACCTGCGCGAGAGCACGGCACGCATGGGCGTGGCGCGGGCATCGTCGCTGATCGAGTATTCACTGGCGTTTTGCGCCAGCAACAACGTGCGCTTGAGTGCGCCTGAGGAGTGAGTATGAGCAACAAATTCAACGGCGCTTATGAGATCAACGACGGCTATGCCGGCAAATCTCGCCCGCAATCATTTTCCGTTTCGTCGGAAGAAATCGAAGACGACATGACAGAAGACGCAATTCGAGAGCTTTACGCAAACCTCGCGGAAGCAGATTTTCAAGAGCGGATCACTGTCAGTGTGAGCCGAGAAGATGCATTCGTTTCGTGGGCTCTTGAGCAAATTGAAGCGCGGCAGGAGCAAGCATGACAAAGACCGCCCACGCGCCCCGAGCGCGCGCCCTGAACCTCTACACCGTCGAGAGCAACGGCCAGCCGGTCGCGCAAGCGATGGCGATCAGCCAGGCCGAAGCCGTGCGCCTGTACGTCGAGAGCGTGCGGCAGCCGACGATGACCGCCCGCCTGTCGTCGCCGATGGAGGCCCGCGCGCTGGCCGGGCTGCCGCTGTTGACGCGGGGCGAGCCGGTGCGCGACACGGCCACGCCGGACCTGTTCGACGGCGTTCCGGCCGCGCCAGTGTCGCCGGCCGTCGGGGCTGTCGTCGATCCGGTGTTGCTGGCGACGTACTGCCCGCCCGTGGAGCTGCCTGTCAAGACGTACCTGCCCGCAGTGCTGGCGCAGATCGTCGCCGAGCTTGCGCCGGACCATGTGGAGGATGTGCGCGAGATGGTCCCGCCGCAACACGCCCCGATCGAGGCCGTGACCGAGGGTTTGGCGTCTGGTGCGGAGGATCAGCCGGGGGAGGCGGTGGCCGGCGACTGTGCAGAGCCTGCCAGCGCGCCGGTCGATGCATCCCCCGCATCTGCTGACGCGCCGACGCTGTCCGAGCGCATGGCCGGCGCCTACGCGGCAGGCGTGGAGGTTGCGCGCCAGGGCCACACGCGATGGAGTACGGCGTTTCTCGACGCCGAAGCTGCCGCGCTGAGCGGGCTGCGCGACGCAGCCGCAGATGCCGTGCATGCCGAGATGCTGCGCGGGTTTGATGACGGCAAGGCGCAAGCGGAGCCGGTGGGCACGCAAGAGCGCCGACGCCCGCCCGATGAGGCGCCGAAGGGTGCTGGCAAGGTGCCCGTCAAGTACCGCAACCCGGCCACGGGTGAATCGTGGTCGGGCCGTGGCCTGCGCCCGCGCTGGGTGTTGCTGGCGATGGACGAAGGCAAGGCGCTTGAGGATTTTGCGGTATAGTCAGCACGTTCTCCGTTCATGCCGCAATCTCCGTTGCGACTTTGCCCCCACCGCCTCACGGCCTGGGGGCTTTTTCTTGCCCGCGATTTCGTGATTTTGTACCTTGTCACCCCGCTGTGAAGGGTGCAAAATGCATTCACTGACAACGAAACGGAGAACGGAATGGGCAATGAAATCACCAGCGGCTGCAAGCGGATCACGGTCCTGCTGCAAGGGGAGTGGGCGGGCCACCGGATCGCTGAGACGGTCACGGCGGATTACTGGCTGTCGTGCGCCGTGTCGCCAGACCTGTGCGCCGATGACGTGGCCGTGTGTGGCCTGTGGGATGCGAACGGGTCGGACCTGCTGTGCGGCGAGGGCGAGAACTACCCCGACCTGTCGCCGCGAATCGCATACCTGTACCGCATCGCGTGCTTTGCCGTAGCTGGCGCGGTCGTGATGGATGCCGATGACGGCGACTGGCTGGGGTGGGATGCGTGGCCGATGCTGCACGATGACCCGGACGACCGGATCTCCATTGCCGCCAGTGCGGCACGGGGCTACTGATCAACACCAAGCGCCGGCACTGACCGGCGCACGCAAAGGAACGACATGAACACGAACACCATGATTTCCGCTGGGCGCATCGCCGCCAGCACCGCAGCCTGGACAGCCAGCCCCGCCGTGATGGCCCTGACCGAGAGCGAATGGGGTGTGCTGGCCGGCCTGCACTTCGCCGGGGATGATGTACTGCTGGCGGACTTGTCGCCGCGCGTGGTGGACGCCTACCTGAGTGACCCTGACGTGACGCAGCCGCCCGCCTACCTGAGTGACCCGGACGTGACGCGACCACCCGCCGAGATGCCGCGCCTGATGCTGCGTGTGACGCGCTGCACCGATCCGGCCGCGTGGCACGCCGGCAAGGTGGGCGAGCTGGTGAAGTTCGTCTGCGCTGGCGTCGGCTGCTGGATGGTCCGCGACGATGCCGGCACGCTGCAGCGGATCGACCTCGAAGACGCTGATCTGGTCGAGGTACGCGGCGGAGTGGTGTCGTCCATCGTTTCGTGATTTCGTAACTTGTGCAGTGCGTGCGCTGAATGCAAAATACGTCTATCGGATCTGCAAACGGCGGATCCGGCCACCAGGAGAACAGCATGAACGCAGTCACAACCGTCACCATCATCAACCCGTTCAGCGGCGCAGAGGTTGTCCGCGAGATCGCAGAGATCAACGCCCAATCCATCGCCGTCCTGCTGGATGACGACTTGATCGGCATGCTGGACGACGCGACTGACCCAGAGTGGATAGCTCACTATGTTGAGCTGGTTGGCCCCGTTGAGGCGGGCAGGGTAATCCTCGGAAGCTGACCCAGCCCCGCAAGGGGCTTGCCAGTGCGCCGCGCATCGGCGTAGCGTCAAGCCACCAACGAACGGAGAACCACATGAGCAAAGCACATTTCAAGCACGATCCTAAGAACCCCATGCTGACTACCCGCGAGGCCGCCGCGCTGATGTCCGTGTCGCTGCGGACGATTCAGCTCTGGGTTGAGGGCGGGAAGCTGCTGGCAGGCAGGACGCCGGGCGGGCACCGCCGCATCCGGTACTCAGACGTGCAGGAGCTGGGCGCCCGGTGCGGGATCGTCGTCCCGGAACCGAGCGACGCACCGAAGCCCGCGAAGCCGTCGCCGCGACTGGCCGCCGTGGCTACGCTTCTGATCCCGGCCGGCGGGCGCGAAATGCAGGTAGAGATTCTGGCGGCCGGCGAGCGGCTGCAGCCGGGGAACTACGTGCTCCACGTCATCAGCACGCAGCAGGCGCTGAAGTCCGAGGAGTCAGCCGTCCTTGGCGCCGTGCAGGTGCGCGAGCTGCGCGACCGTGAGATGCGGGCGTACCGGGACGGCATCTACGCCAGCGAAGAGGCGACGGCACACCGGCTGGCCGCGCTGATCCGCGAGGTCGAGAAGGCTGCCGTGTTTGCGGAGCGTTGCCGGGTTGCGGATGCTGGGATTGGTGCAGCCTAGAGCAGGGTGACCAGCGGGACGCCGAAGTGAATAACGGCATCCCGCTGGTCACCATCGGCCTGGCTTGCGGAGAATCGCGTCTGTGCCGGCTAGGTCTTGGGTGAATTTCATTGCTATCCCGTGAAGTATGTATAGCCAGATGGAGTGTTTGCAGATGACTGCGCTATTTCCACTCCGCCATATAACGGGTGGCTTGACACTGCAAAGTACATATTTTGCGAGTTTGCAGGGAAAAGAGCCTCGGACTGTGTTTGCATTACTCCAGCAGAGTACCACCTAATAATGCCAAGCCCGATATCAACAGCCACCCCAATTACACCGGCGCTCGTCATAACGTGACCGGCTAATGAAACAGACCATCCTGCGCCATTGGCCCGCGTCGTGGATACCCCAACAGACGCGGATGGATTTGACGGAAGAGCCCCAATAAATGAGCCGGCAACAATTGCGCTGCCCTGCATTACGCCAATCATTGGCCCGGATGACCCGGATGGTGGGTCGGTATAAAACTCAAGGTACACCTTTCCGGATGAAGGCATCTGGATTGATGTCGGTACAGTCTGCCATGTGCTGGTTGAGCGTATTTTTCGGTTGCTTGATGAATATGTTACGTTCGCAGCGCCAGTCAAGAATGTGACTGATGACGGTGGCGCCACAAATTGTGCCCTGGAACATGCTGCCGACATAACCCCCCGGATCACACCAGATCCCCCGACACGTCCCAGGTGTCAACCCCGACGTAGTGCAGAGACATCACGGACCCCTGAGTGCGCGTCTTGGCTGTCACGCCTGTCGGGATGTTGAGCGTGCCGCCGCTGGCCGTCACCTGCCCGGCGCCGACTTGGCGGACCATCACCACGTCGCCGACCGTGAAAACGCCGCCTGTCGGCAGGGTGAGCGCGACGGCTGCGGCGTTGTTGCAGCGGACCACCTTGCCTGCGTCCGTGGCGACCGCCGTGTACGCCGTGCCGGTCTGGTTGTTGATGCCGATCCGCTGCGCCTCCGGGTGCGAGTGACCGGGCAGGTCCGTCGATGCAAGAGCGCGGAACGACGGCGCACCAGCGCCACCAGCCGGCGCAGCAAACACCAGCCCGGCACCCTGATTCGCCAGCGTCAGCGCCAGCGTCCCGCCCCCGGTGATCGGCGAGCCGGTCACGGACAGGAACGATGGCGCAGACAGGGCTACGCTGGTGACAGTCCCGCCGCCCGCCACTGCTGCCCATGCCGGATTGGCGCCAGCCCCTGCGGTGGTCAGCACCTGCCCAGCAGTACCGGCGGGCAGATGCACCCAACCGGCCGCCGCACGGTAGAGGATGGCACCCTGTGCGGCCCCGGTGACGGCCACATCGGACAGTCCATCCAGCGACTGCGCGCCAAGGATCTCCTCGACCGTGGCCGCCTTCGTGGCGCCGGACTGCGTGACCTCGATCAGCTCGGTCCCAGTGATCGCTGCGGCCGGGCTGGATGCCCGGATCTCGGAAAGTTTGCCGGCCATTACGCCTCCTGTGTGCGGATTGTCGCGCCGTCTTCTTGGTAGCGGAAGAGGCCAGATTCGTCAGTGCGCTCGGTTGCCGTTGCCGGTGGAGGCGTTGTCGGCTCGCCGGGCAAGATCTGCAGGTTGTTGAGCGCCAGTGACTCGATCGTGATGGAGTAGACGCTGTGCGTCGGTCCCTCAATCGTGAGCTGCCAGTCGGCATAGTAGCCGTACACCGTCCCGCTGCGCAGCCCATCGATTGCAGTCCACAGGGCTGGCGTCTGGCGCACCGATGCCAGCGCCTTGAACACGCGATCCACGTCGAGATAGTCCACCGCCACGGATGCGACGATGCGGCGCGAGTAACCCAGTTTCGTCACGCGGATCGTCCCGTAGGCGTCCGCGACCTTCTTCGAGTAGTCCACGATCTCGATCTTGGCGCCGGCCAAGGTCTGCCCAAGGTCCGTGTCCGTGCCGACCGACACCGATGCACACGCCACCGCACCCGGCCCGTCGATCGACACCGTGACCTGCCCGCCTGCGTAGTCGAAGCCGGTGAGCGTGAGCGAGGACGTGAGCGCGGGGGCGGCCGGCGCGGGGATCAGGGCCTGCAGCGTCGATCCGCCTGCGCCGCCTGACGTGACCGTCACAGAGTACCCAGCCAGACCCAGCAGTGCGACAGAATCGAACGCGCCGACGTTGAGCGTGACGACGATCTGACCCGCGGCCGTGGTGGCCGTGGCCGCATCGCCGTCGAGCATCGCCCAGCGGTTCGTCGGCCCGGTGTCGAGCCAGACCGCTGGCGCTGTTCCCGGCACCTCCTGCGGGTTGCCTGTGATCAGCGCCTCCCACACGCGGCTGCTGTAGATCCGCTTGTCGCCGATCGTGACGGACTGGCCCTGAACCCATGCCGGGTGCTCGTTTTCCGGGATGTTGGACGACGCGAGGCCGATCTGGTTCGCGGCAAAAGTCAGGGGCTTGATGATGCGCATTCAATACCCTGATGTTAGTGACGGGAACGATGTGCCGGTGTAGACAGAATCATTCACGGTTATTCTAGCGTACTTGAAATAGCACGCTACAGATTCTGGCAGGAAAGAGAACGCCCTGAATATTGATGCGCTTGTCATATCAATTGCGTCTGCATAGCTATACTGCAGAACGCGCGATCCATTTACATAAATGCTTATCACTCCGGCATTTCTTGATATTGCAACGTGGTACCAATTACCAAGTGAAATAACGCCGTCAACGTTTGCAAGTGCGGTATTTCCCGAGTAAATCGATACGCTGCCGGCGGCGTCCCTGAGCCTGAAGTTTAGCGAGCCGAACGTAAACAGCAGAACGGATCCCGCCCCAGTGCTGGCAGTAGGGATGTTGGCAAAGCACTCCGCGCAGAAGTCGCCAGCAGCCGTGATCGTCGTTGAGGCTGTGGCCGTGGCGAATGGCACAGGCGGGAACATCAGCGCCTGCACGCTGGTCGTGCTGCCGAACAGCGCAGGGGACGCGCCGGCCGATGCATTCATCACGCCGGTAATGGCGATGGATCGGGCCAGCATGGAGGCATCGGAAAGCGGCCAAGACTCACCGCGCACCAGCAGCACCACATCACCGGCCGGCGTCGGCGGAGTTGGTTGCTCCCACCCCGTCCAATCACCCCACCATCCGCCAGCGCCGCCCCCGCCACCGCCGCCACCCGAGACAGTGCCGGTGAGGGTGTCAACGGCTAGCGACTCGATCCGCATCGTGCATGCTGCGTGGTTCTCGCGGATCTCCATGCCGGCCTCACGGTAGTACCCGTAGATGACGGCGCACTGGTAGTGCAGCGACCCAATCCAGACGCATGGCACAGCGCGCAGGGCGGTGATCGTGTCCAGCACCAGATCGGCGTCATCCAGATCAAGAATGAACTGCGCCTGCAGAAACCCGCTGTACCCACGCCGCACGAAGCTGGCATTGCCGTATTCGTCGATCGTTCGCGTGGAGTAGTCGGAAATGCCGACCCCGGCGCCAAGCTGCGTCTCCCCGAGATCAATAACGGTTCCGACCAGGATCTCAGCGACCCTGAGAATCAGGGACGAGACCCCGGCTGATATTTCAGTCAAGACTGGCTGAATCGTGATCGTTAGATTCCCGCCAGCTGACCCTAGGCCCGTGATGTAGACGGACTGTTCCGCGCCGCTGGCGAGCGTGACCGTGCGCGTCACATCGGGCAGCGTGACCGTGACGGACGCCGCCACCACGCCCAGCAGCATGACATCCCCGACAGCAGGCACAGCCAGTGTGATCGTGAGCGCAGCCGACTGCTGGTGCGACGTGCTCGGGAGTTGGTCGAACATGGCCCATCGGTTCGTCGGGCGCACGATGACCCACTCGGCATCGGACAGCGGGAGTGTGCCGACCACGCCAACCGACAGGCATTCGTAGACCGCTTGGCCGTCTAGGATGACACGATCCCCTGTGGTGTACGTCGTCCCGGCCGCGAAAGCGGGGTAGGTCGTCTCATCGGGGATAGACGACGACACCAGCACGGCAGGCGTCACGGTGATTGGGTAGATGACTCTCACGCGACTGCCTCGGTTTGGATCGTGTCGCCGCCAGCCGTCACCCGGTCGAGGATGCGAGCCGAGCGGCCGGTGTTGGTGGCGATGGTCGTCAGGCCGGACGCGGACTCGGCGCGCATGGCCTGCAGCTCGGCGCGCATGGCCGCCGACTCGGTGCGCAGTGCCTGCAGTTCGATCAGCAGCGCGGAGTTCCCGCCGCCTGCAGGTGTTGCCGGGGCTGCTGGCGCTGCCGTGGCGCCGGTCTGCGCCGCTGGCGCGATCACGCCCGGCACTCCGGTCACGGGGGCGGCAATGACGGAAACGGGGGTGTCGCGCACGGTGTCAAGCGTGGTCTGCAGACTGGCCGCCGTCTGCGCCTGGAGCCGCACCAAGTCGGCGCGGGTCGTGGCCTGCTCTTCGGCGGACTTCAGCAGCGCCTGCGACAGGCCCGGCAGGGACTCAAGCGCTTTGGTGTCGCCCGCCCGCGCTTGCGCCGTGGCGACCGTGAACGCCGCCTGCGCGCCAGCCATGCTCTGCCCGTCGCGCTGGCCGATCACGCCACGGATGCGGGCAATCTCGTCCTCCACGCTCTTGCCAAGCTCGCCGGTCACGCCGCCAAGCTCGTCCATCTGGTCCATGAGGCCGCCGAACTGTGACGACAGCGGAAGCAGTGAGCCTAGAAGCTGCTGGCCCGCCTCGGTGCTGGTGTCGATCCCGGCGACCAGCGCACGGAACCCGGCCCGGCTACTTGGCATCGCCACGCCCAGGCGCTTGAACTCGCCCGCCATGCGCGCCGTTGCCATCTGCGTGCGCTCGGACTCGGAGAAAAACCCCTCCTCGAATGCCGTGACGCCAGACGCGAGCTGTTCGAGGCCGCCGGCCCCGGTGAGCATCGCCCGCGACACTGCTGCGCCGGACACGCCCATCATCACCAGCGAATCCCGCACGTCGCGCAGCGCGCTGTACGTGTCCGCCAGTTCCTGTGCCGATCCGGCCATCAGGTTGACGATGGCGCCGATGCCGCCCGCCACACCCTCAAGCGCCGTGATCGACTGGCGCACGATCTCCGCGCCGATGTCTTCCGCGCCCTTGCTGACCACCTGGCCGAGACTGACCGATGCCACACCCAGCCGGCGCAGCGTCTCGCCTGCCGACTCGGTGGCGCCGGCAACGCGGGTGACGGTCTCGAAGTAGCCTTCGCCGATGCGCTGGAAGTCCACCAGCCCAGGCGCCACCAGCCGGGCCATCTCATCGGCCTTGGCACCGACCGCCGTGGAGATGGCCTCCTGCAGGTCGTCGCCCTTGAGTCCCTGAAGAGACAGGCGCGGGATGTCGATCACGTAGCCGGCCAGCCGCTGCGCCACTGCCGCGGCATCCTGCCCCATGGCGCCGGCCGCAGACTGCAGCGAGTCACTGACGCCACCGAAGATCAGGCCGAACTGCCGCGCCACATCGTCGCCCGCGCTCTGCAGGATAGTGCTGGTCTTGGTAGATGACCCGAACCAGCTCTTTTTCGTGGTCGTCTTGTCGGCGTACTGGTTGACGCCCTGGCCCTGCTGCATCTGCGCTGCGGTGCCGCTGATCGAAAGTCCGGCGTCGGTGATCGTAGACGACGACTTGCCGAAGATGCCGCTGATGATGCCGCCGACGACGCCGCCAAGCACGCCGCCGATGAGCGGGATCTTTGACAGCAGCGAGCCGACCGCATCGCCTGCGCCGCTCTTGCCTGTCTCGATGCCGAGGTTCTTGCCCGTCGTCACGCCGCCAGCGCGCAGGATCTGCGTTGACACGCCAGCCATTGCCGCTTCGATCCCGCGCAAGCTGGCGAGCATCTGCGCGCTGTACTGCATCGTCATCGTGTTGACGTCGCGCAGCCTGTCGAGGCTCTTGGTGACGCTCTGCGACTTTGCCGAGTCGTCGCCCAGCACGGTGCCGGCGCCCTGCGACTCCTGACGATCTGCCGATGTCGGCGCCGCGCTACCATTGGAGCCGAACGCGCCGCCCAGCACAGCAGCGATTGCGACACCGGCCGCCGCCATGCCAAAAGGGCCGAGCATCGACATGTACGACATGAAGACGCCTGGGACTTTTGCGGTATTGCGGGCGGCCTCTCCGGCCACGACTGCGCCAGTTTCGACGCCCTGGCCGGCAATGACTGCTCCGGTCTCGGTTGCAACTGCGGCAACCTTTGCCGCCGCAGTGCTCCCGAATAACCCCATCTTGACGGCGGCCGACTTGATGGCCATCGCCAGTTCGTAGGCGCGGAATGCCTTTTCAGCCCCGGCCATGATCTTGAAGCCGGCCGTGTGCGACTTGAACATGCCCTTGGCGGCACCCGCCAGCGCCCCGTAGGCGTTGACCTGCTGCGCGCTGTGCTTGGCCTCGATGTCCGCGATCTGCTGCGACGTGAGGCCGCGGGCGGAGATGGCCTTGCCGTAGTCCGCCTCCACCTTGAACAGCGCCTGGAAGCCGGTGACGAATGCCGACAGGGATTGGCTTGCGGCATCGAACCCTTCGGCGATCTTCATGCCGACCGTCTCGCCACCCAGGTAGTCCTTGACCATCGCCATGTCAGGGGCAGCGATCGTGCGCTCCTGCTCTGCCTTGATGCCTGCGCGGATCTGGTCGAGCTTGGCGCGCAGTGCATCGGCCTGAGCCGACAGCCCGGCACCCGAAAGCGTGTCGATCTGGTTGCCGAGGTCAAGCATCATCTGCGCGCCGTCGTCCGCGATCTGCTGCGCGGCGATGCGAGCTTCGGCGCGGGCACGCTCCAGCGGGTCCGTGATCGTCGCGGCCTGCGCGAGTGCTGCGGCGTTGGCGTACTGCTGCGCCTGCTTGTTTGCGGCTTGCCACGACTGCGCCCACTGCTGCGCGATGTCGCGGGATTCGTCGAGTGCTTGGCGCTCTGCTTGCGCGCCGATGTCTGCGGCACGCTGCTTCGCTTCGGCGACCTCGTGGGCACGCTTCGCGGCGATGTCCACCAGCCGGGCCTCGGACTGCTTCGCGCTGGCCGGGTCTTTCGTGGTGCGGGCCTTCTCCGCCGCCGCTTCGGCGTCGATCGCTGCGAGCTTGGCCTTCGACTCGCGTTCCACCAGTGCGGCGAGCTGCTGGTAGTAGTCGCCGGACGCATCCAGCCCCATCGAATGCCGGCGCTCCAGTTCCTTGCGGATGGCGTTCGTTGCGTCAATCTCGGCTGTCAGCGCAGCCTGTGCCTGAGCTTTCGCCAGCGCAACCTCTGCGCCCTCTTGGCGGTTGAATGCGCCGATGTTCGACTTCGGTTTCTTCGTCGTCTCCTTGTACTTTTCGTCGATCCCGGCGAGCAACTTGGCGCGCTTCTCCGCAGAGATGCCGGCCGCGTCCGCTTCGTTGTTGGCCTTCTTGATCGCTGCGGCGCGCTGCTCTTCCTTGCTTGCCATGGATGCGAGCTGCCTGTCAATCCTGACGTTCGCTTCGAGGCGCTTGGCGTCCGCCGCCCGGTTGCCGGCGCGCTTCGCCGCATCGCTGACCTCAATCTGCAGGTCACGCTGTCGGCGCTTCTCTGCTTCGATCGCGCCCGCGCTGGCACCGAGCCTGGCACTCTTGCCGGCGTTGGCCTCCATGCGAGCCAGCTTTTCGCCGCTCTCTGCGAGCATCCCCTCGATCGTCTGCTTGCGCCCGATGCCGAGCATTGCATCCCATGCCGATGCGGCCCCGTCCTTGACCGCCTTCCACGCGGATTCGATCGCGCCAAGCCGGGCCGTTATCTGGCCGGCGCGCTGTTCCATGGCACCCGCATATGCCTCTTGAGCCACGCGGGCGGCCTCGGTGGTGCGCCCCTCTTCCTCAAGCGCACGGATCTGGCTGTACGTGGCCTGCGTCAGGTAGCGCAGGGACTCGTTCAGCTTGAGCGATGCGTCCAGCGGTGCCTTGCCGAGTTCCGCGAACTGCTTCGCCACCTCGCTGGCCGCCTGCCCGGTGGCGCGCTCCCACAGCACCGTCACCAGCGTCAGGCGCTCAAGATCCGCCGCCGCGATGCGCCCGGTGCCCGCCAGTGCAGCGACTGCTTCGGCTGCCGCTGCTTGCGTGCCCACCACGTCCGAGACGCGCACGGCGACTTGCTGAAGTTGGCCGATCGTGGAGCCGGCCGCGTTGCCGGTCATGATGAGGGCCTTGGCGTAGGCGTCCGCCTCGCCGCTGCCCTGGTAGTACGCCGCCCCCAGCGTGGCGACCGCGACAGCCCCGAGCGTCAGGCCGGCGACCATGGGCGTGATTGCGCCGCCGATGGCCTTGAACGTCTCCTTGACGCCACCGAACGAGCTGGTGATCTGCGGCCCTTGTTGCGTCAGCACCATCAGCGGGTTCATGCCGCCAGCCAAGCTGACAAACACGTCTTGAAGCTGCATCGGCAGTTGACGGAATGCCGCGGCCGTCTGCCCGGCGCTCGCCTGTCCCGCGTGCCCAAGCCTGCCCATCTCCGCATTCAGGCGCGCAATGGCCGCCTGCTGCGCCGCCGCCGCGTGCTGCAGCTCTGCAGATGACACCTTGCCGGAGTCCGCCAGCCGCTTGTAGGCGGCGTTCACCTGGTCGATCTCGCGCTGAATCGCCGTGAAGCTGCGGATGTCAAGAACGTCACGAGCCGCCGCCAGCGACTTGGCAGGATTGGCACGGGCCATGGCCTGCGCAGCCTGCTCGCTCGCAGCCTCAAGCCCACCCATCTCCTTGCGTGCATCCGCTGCTGCGGCGCCAGACCGGCGCAGCGCGTTGGCAAGCTCTTCGGCTGATCGCGCCGCGCCGCTGGTCTTCGCCGCTTCGCCGGCCATGCTGCCCATTGACCGTTTTGCAGCCCCCGCTGCTTCCGCCGCGCTGCGCATGGCCCGCGCCGACTCTTCGGCCGATGCCGCCGAAGCTCCTGCCGCGCCCTGCATCTCGCGCCGTGCGTCAGCAGCCGCGCCACCCGATCGCCGCAGCGCATCCGCCAGCGCATCGGCGGCCTTTGCCGCCTCCCGCGCCCGCGCCGCCTCGGTCATCGCGCCGTCAAGCGCCCGCTGCGCGTTGGCCGCCGCCGCCGCCGCATCGCGCAGGGACTTGGTGATCTGGTCAGCAGACGCCGCCGAACTGGCGCCCGCCCCCTGCATCTGCTGGCGGATCATGTCCGCCAGCCGGCGCAGGTCTTCCGCCGCTTTCTGGGTGTCGATCGCCAGTCCAAACGCCAGATCGCGGCTCATGCTCTACCTTTTCTGTTTGCGGGCCATGCCGCCCAAGACCGATCGCAGGTCAGCCGCAACCCGTGCGCGCTGGTCAGCAGTGGGGGCCGTCATGTACGGCGGTGGCATGCCGGGATCTTCGGCCGCCTGCTGTGTCGTGACGTACTCCGCACTGAGTCGGCGCACGGTCTGCGCCTCCCACGGCGTCAGCTCGATTCCGGTGACGGTCTGCCATGTCGCCAACTCGGACCACGACAGCGGAACAGGCCCCATGCCGGTGTGCAGCACAGGGCCAGCATCGAAGAGGTGGCCGATGACGTGCTCGCCCGCCAGCAGCGGTGGCAGGGCCGGCGTTTGCCCGGCTGCGCGCATCTGCTCGTCCCGCGAACGATCGCCCGGCTTGTTCGTCTTGCCGGACTTGATGCGCGGGCGAGCGTGCAGCCATGCGACGTGCTTGACGTAGAGGGTCAGGCCGTCGCCGACTCGGGCAAAAAACTTGCCCAGTCGTTCAGGGCGCGGGACACCTGATCGGCCAGCCACGACATCGAGGCGTCGGCGTAGGCGGCCTTGATCGCGTCGGCGTCGGTCTTGCCCTTGTAGTCCCAGCCGCCGATGGATGCCGTGCAGGCAGCCAGATCGGCGGCGGTGTCGGCGCGGTCCTTGTCGGCGTCAGGCTCGGACTTCGCGCCCGGCTTGTTCGCGGCCATCGCGGCGGCCATGATGCGGCGGTCCCGTGCGGTGCGCATCTGCTGGTGCTGACGCGAGCCGGGGCCGTAGATCGTGACGGTCAGCGGTTCGCCGTTGTCGGTCAGGGGTTCGCCCGTGGCCGGGTGCGTCAGCTTGATGACGGCGGTTTCGGATGCGGAGAGGGTGGACAGGTCCATGATGTGCGCTCGCAGGCAGTGGGGGATGGTGCCCGTGCCAAGTGAGCCGCCGCCTGCGAAGCAGCGAACTCACCCGGCCGGCGCCGGGTTGGCCGTCAGGCCGGAATTCAGGGGGTCAGGTCTTCGACCACGCCGACACCGCCGGTCGCGCTGGTGATCTCCAGCGAGATGGCCGCGCTGACCACGTTGTCCACGGAGCCAACCGAACGCTTGAAGCTCATGACCTTGGCGGGGAAGTAGTACGCCGCCCCGTTCTGCATCGTGATCTTGAAGTAGTAGTCGGCGTCCGACTGGCTGGCCGTCTTGGCGAGGTTCTGGCCCGCGTCGGCGGTGTCCAAGCCCACGGTCATGCTGATCTGGCCCTCGTTGTAGGAGCCCTTCAGCTTCTTCGTGGCGCGGGTGTCGATCGGGTTGTGCGTGATGAGGTTGTACTCACGACCGAACTCGCCCAGGTCGGTGACTTCGCCGATGGTGGTGAACGTCAGCGCGCCGTAGCCGGCCTCGTTGAACGTGGCCGGGGCAGTGGCGGTGATGCCGATGCTTGCGCCGGCTGCGGACTGAATGCTCATGATGATCTCCGATCAGGTGGCGCCGGAGAAGATCGCGGCGCAGGTGAAGGCAATAGGCACGATGCAGTAGCCGGCATCGTATTCGGGGCCGGGAGACTCGCCTAGCCGCAAATATTTGCCGCTACCGAGGTGGTGCCCAATCAGGGAAACAATGACCTGCTCGCACAGCGCAGAGGCTGCATCGCGGGCAGTCGAGTTGGAGCCATTGCCCTTGGCGGATCGCGTGGTCACGACGGCGTACCACTCTTGAATGACCTGCTGTGACTTGGAGTTGTTCGCGCTCTCGCCGGGGCGGATGCCGTCATAGATCACCCAGACGGCCGGGGCGCGCTGGCGCATCTCGCTCACGGCGTTGGTGTCGTCCATCGACCCCACATGCACGTCAGCAGGCAGGCGCGCACGCAGGCGGGCGATGATGGCGGCTTCGGATGATGCCCACATTGGTCAGCCCTTCATGGCGTTGGTGAGGTGGCGGCGCAGTGCGTTTTCAACGTCTCGCTCCCATCCCTCGGGCAGCGCCACGCCGTCCTTGCGCAGCGGGAGGAATGGGCGGGCCGGGATCGTGACCTTCTTGGCGAGGATCACCGTCCCGTTCGGCCCGGCGAATGCGAGGCGCTTGCCGGGCTTGGCTTCGATCACGGCGCCGAACTGGTGGACTGCCGGGTATCGAGCGCCGGACTTGGAGCGCAAGTTTGTCCCGATGCTCAAGCCGGTGTCGCTGACTTGCGACGTGATCGAAGACCGTAGGCGCCCGGTGTCAACCAGCGGCTGTCCCTTGCGGATCTTGAGCGCAGCCCATGCAGTCCCCCACGGGTCGATCCCGAGCTTGAAGCACAGCCTGATCCGCGTGATCAGCGTCCGCCCGATCACCTCGAACGCGGGCCGCATGTCGCTGGCGGCGCGCTCCAGTGCGGCGAGCTTGCGCTGAAGTTCGTCGTCGTTGCCGCTTAGTTCAAGCATGGTCAGTACCCGGCGAGCGTGTCAGCGGTGAAGACGCGCTCGTTGCCGTAGCCGTCGAAGTCGAAGCCGGCCGCGCTCGGCGGTGTCCCGGTCGTGCTCGGTGGCAGGCTCATCAGCCCCCGAGCAAGGTCACGGAGCTGGCCGATGGCGTCATCGTACCTGCGCCGCACCTCGTCCGGGGCGCGCTCGTCCCACAGTCGGTAACGGGTGATGTCAAGCGCCCAGCCAGTGACGATGGCCGGCACAGATGCGAGCGGCAGGGCGTACCGACTGGCGAGGTAGCCGTCGATCATGCCGGCCGCGTCCGCCTCGGATTGCTCGAACGTGTGCGAGTCCTCGCCGGTCAGATCGGCGAGTTCAGAGGCGCCGAAAGCTTCGGAGAACTTGGCGGTGGTGCAGTAGGGCATTTTCAATACTCACCGGCAGGGGGGGGGGCTTAGTTTGTTATCGAATTTGATACCATTTGCTTGTATCTCGTATAAACTCATACCATGTTCCGGACGTAAGCAACGTGTCGGCGCCGGACAGCGTTTGGATGTTGGTATTGTTGGCTATTGTGGTGAAGCCGTCTCCGCGCATTAGTAGTCGTTGCCCATCGACAGAGTTGTCAATACCTGTGACTGATGTCGCGGTGGTATTAGCCCATTTCAAATTGGTGTGCCCGGCGCCAAAATTAACGGCCCCGCCTCCTGTTACAGCCAGCGGGGGTCGAGATGCAAAAATGAACGAGGCGCCGCCGTGCGCCACAAACCCATTGTTGGTGCTTTGGGTCCGCGGGTGTATATACACGTTGTATTGTGATTGATTGAAAGACTGGTCGCTAATTCCATAATTAGGCTTTGCGCCGCTGGCCTGCCCCTCACTGAAGAAATTAACCACGGTGTACTGGCACGAGTTCACGCCAATAACTTTCCAGGAGTCGTACAGAGCATTACCCGCGAGTGAGTTACGCAAACTGGATGCGTCAGTTATGCGGCCTCCGCCTCCGGCGAGTAGCCATCCGTTGCCATAACATAGTTCGCCGCGACATCCATTACTCTTAAACTGCGTGCACCCGACGCCTAAGTAGATCCCGTGATCGCTGGTTTCCGCAATTACGTTGTCAACTTGGTAGTTTGCGCCGTTCACTTTTAGTGCGCAGGAGTACCCACCTGCGCTAAGGCCCAGTGCGCCCCTTGTTGAGGTTTCTACTCTATCGACCCATCCGTCGTTCCCCTCCAATACGATCCCTGCATCGTAGTCGGTCAAAACACTCGTATTCTGTAAGGCATTGATAGATAGCACGTCTAGGATTGTGCTTGCCAATCCCTGATCGTAAATGGCACGTCCGGCGACACCATCGAAGTTACAGCTCAAAACTTTTGCGTGGAAGCCGTCTGTTGCAATGTTCACCCCTCCAGTCGTGCTGCTCGCCTGCGGGTTGGCATTGATTTTTACATTTTCTATCGTTGCGTTGCCGTGCAGCGTCAAGAGGTACCCGCTGGTTGGTGTGCCTACCAGTTCCGTTGAGTTTCCGTGTAGCCGCACTCCGCTTGGGATGGAAACTGCGCCAATTTTTGCGGTGCCGGGTGGGAGTTCCACGGTAACCGTTGTTAGGCTACTTCTGGCACTATTTTTCAATACTACAGCTCGCGCTATCGCAGCGACTAAGGGGGCCGTATTGTCCGTAGCGTTGTCCATAATCAGAGCCGCAAATACCGCGAACCCCCCTGACACCGAGGATTGAAACGCGGCCTTCTCCGCAGCGGATCCCTTGTTATAGCCGGCAGTTTGCTCCGCGAGAGTGACAGCGCCATCTCGCATCTGGCCGAGGATCGGATCAAATTGTGCGCTCATGCGTACACCACTGAAGTTGCGCGGTTGTCCGCGATTTGGTCAAAAGCACCAGTGCCGCCCCACTGGATCGTGGTGATGTTGCCAGATACCGTGATGCGCTTGATGCGCCATGCGGCTGCCGAGGTAGCGGTGCTGACAGTGGCTGCCTCACACACGTAGGTGACAGTGGCGCTGGCGTTGTCAATGAGCTGCTTGGTTACCCTATCCGTGTCTACCGGGGTGCGTGTGTTGACTAGGGCAGGGGTTTTAGCGTCAATGGCCTCTAGCTCCGCCAGGGCGGTCGCCGCAGTAGCCTGCGTAGCAAGTCCTGCCGGCAGTACCACTGGCACCCGCCCAGATTCCAGCGTGGGTGTCTTGGTGTCCAGGCTCTGCACAGCGGCCTTGACCAGCAGTTGCGTGGCTTCCGTGGTATCAGACGATCCGCCACCGCCGCCGCCACCGCCACCGGGCGCCACAGGATCGCCGGACAGGTCAACCAGCACAACCCGATTGGCGACACCGTTGGCGCCCTCCCACATCACACGCTTTTCAGTCATCACGAACAACCCCAGAAGTCAAAAAAGGGCGCCATCCATCGGACAGCGCCCCGTTGCAGTCCTACCGATCAAGCCTTGGCGATCGGGATGATGACCTTCGGGCGACCGCACAGCATGCGCACATGGCTGGCGATGCTGATCTCGTAGCCCTTGGTGCCCTGGCTGTCGGTGATCGGCTTGCTGCCGAGGTAGTACGGCTGACCCAGCGCAGCATTCCCCACCGACTCGATCGTGTCGTTCGGCGCGAAGGCTTGCCAGAACACATCCTGCACGCCGGTCGGGATGGCGACAGCCTGGTTGTCGGGGATCTTGCAGGTGCTGGTGCCGCGATACCGCTCCCACGTCACGCCGCCGAAGACGAACGACATCGGCACCGCACCACGCAGCTCGGCGGCGGCCTGGTAGTTCAGGAACGTCTCCCGGATCGACTTCGCTTCGATCAGGTCGGACCAGTAGCCGTCCGAGCACAGCACATGCAGGCCGGAGTGCGACAGCCCGTCGAGTTCGGCTTCGATGGGCAGCGTCAGCTTGTTGAAGATCTCCTGGCGCAGCTTGGTGGCATCGCTCTGGACGGCGATCGTGACGCCAGCGGCGGCCGCACCAAATTCGGTCGTTGCCGGCGACAGCAGGCAGCCCATGCGCCGCGTCTCGTGTGTCAGGTCCATCGACCGGCGCAGCTTGGCGACCACGCGGGCGCGACGGTTTTCGATGACCTCCTTCGCGCCAGACGGGCCAGCAGCACGGGCGTTCAGCACCTCGTCGGCCATCACCGCACCTTCGTCTCCGTACTGGTTACTGACCACGAACGAGTGGACCTTGCGCTTGTCCAGCCGGGTCTGCTGACGCGGGGCGCCGCGCGGCATGGCGGTCAGCACGCGCCCGCCATCCTTGACGGCCTCCTCGACCGAGAAGATCGTGCCTGACAGCGGCATCGACTCGAAGATGCCAAGCTCGCCCAGGCGGCCGGGGGTGTACGGCGCTTTCGCCAGTTCGCGCACCAGCTCTTCGCGGGTGAAGTAGTCGCGGTAGTTGTCCATGATTCGTGTCCCTCGGGTCAGCTTGCGCGGGCGATGATGTCCATCGCGGCCAGATCGGTGATGCCTGCGGCGATGCCGGTCGAGTCGTTGGCGCCCCAGCCCAGGTCATCAGCGGTGACGATCGCCGGGCCACGGAACAGAACCACAGCATCGACATCGGCGGCAGATGCATCAACGTCGTACAGCAGCACGCCAGATGCAACGCCCGTGCCATCGGTGGCGGCGTTGTTGTAGTGCGCGAACTTGCCCGATGCGGTGATCTTGCCGACCACGCGGCCGGCCTTCATGGCCGGGGTGCCGGACGCGATCGTGACGCGCTCACGGTTGTAGTTGGGATGCAGCTCGAAAAACAGGAATTCGAGCGGCAGCGGGCCTTCGGTGTAGGTTGCCATGGTGGCTCCAGTGGTGGTGTGGGCGTTGCCCGGTTACTTGGCGCCGCCAGTGGCGACCTGCTTGAAAATGTTGGCCTGCAGCTCACTGAAGCTGGGGGCATCGTCGGTGACGGGGCCATCGTTGCCGGCGATCTCGCCGTACTCGACGACCTTGGGGCCGGTTTCGATCTGCTTGAGGTAGGCATCGCGCAGCGTCAGCTTCGCGGCCTTGTCGCCCTCGCTGAAGTCGATCGTCGCTTCGCCGTCCTGCAGCGACATGGCGAAGTCAACGGCCTGCTTGCGCTGGGCGGGCAGCAGGCGACCAGCCTTGACGGCGGTGTCCACGCGGGATTCGATCGTGGCGCGGGTCGCGGCGGCCAGCACCTTCTCGGCGGCGGCTTCGCGGGCGGCCAGCGTGGTCTCGCGCTCGGAGAAGTCGGCGGGCTTGGCGTTGGCGACGGCGGCATCCCGCTCGGCGGTCAGCTTGGCGACTTGTGCCTGCAGCTCGGCAATGGTCATGGGGTCTTCCTCGGCAAAGGCTGGCGCGCTGGCCGGCATGGTTTCGGGTTCGCGGGCGGCATCGGCCACCGCGCTGAGGAGGTAGTTCGGCAGCACGCGATCGGCCTCTTCCTGGCTGGCCTTGCCGATCATCCACTCACGGACGTTCCGCAGCATCTCGGCGACATGGCCGAATGCCCAGCGTTCGCGGGAGTCGCTGAACTCGACGGTGGCATCCGCTTCCGAGAACGACACCTCCTTGAGGCCTTTCACCGCTGGCGGCTGGGCACCGAGGAATCCGACGTGACGCAGGTACAGCGTCCCCGGCGTGGGGTTGTTTGGGCTGTCTGGCAGGTACCAAGAGGCAGAACGCTTCTTAAACCTCCCGGCCTCAACCATCTCGGAGAACGCGGCGTCAACCTGCGTGGGCGTGGCGACGATCTCGCCAGTGGTCTCGTCGAACGACAGGCTCGCCACCCAGCCGTAAGCAGGGCCGTTGTCCTTCGGGTGCCCGACCACGATCGGTGACTCATGCACGGCCGGGCTGTACGCGGCCACTGCAGCACGAAGCTGCGCCTCGCTGAAATCGAGCGTGGCGCCACTGCTTGCCGTGTGACGACCGGATCGGAAGATCGGGATTTTCTTCATGGCCGGGATGCTGGTGCATCGCCTACGCCCCGTCAATCCGCAACCATTTGCCCACAAACGCGCACTCGTTCACGCATCGCGCGGCGTGGGCGCATTGCCACCCTGCACCGTAGGGCATATGATTCATTCACCGCAACACACCGGAGTAATACCATGGTCCTCGTCTTCATTGCCTGCTGCATCACCGGCTGGTACATCAGCCGCCCCATCGTCCGCCTGCTGGGACTGTGATGTCCTGCATCAAGCTCACCGGCTCACCGGCCCGCCTGTCGCACAAGATGCACGCCTATGCCGTGGCCTCGCTGTGCGGCGCCTCCCGCGCCATCCAGTCCGGCGACGCATGGCGCTGGGCGGCCCTGATGAACGACGCTGCACGCTTCTTCGGCACCGCCGCAAGCTGCGAGCGCATGGAAGCGCGCTTCGGCCTACCTGCTGATCCGTCCGCAATCGAGGTGGACATCAGCGCCCTGACCGACGCCGAGCTGACCGAACTCACCCGACAGCAGGGGGCGCACCAATGAACCCCATCGTCACCCACATCGTCCACGCGCTGGCGTGCTTCGGCGCTGTCGGCCTGATCGCAACCGGCGCCGTCTTCTTCGCCGTGTGGCGCGCCATCGTGAAAGCCTGACATGCACGCCCTGACCGACTACATCCGCACCCCGCAAGACGACGCCAACGACGCAGCGGAGGCCGCGTGGAAGCAGCGCCGCAACGCCGACAGCCTGCGCGCACTGCAAAGCCGGCTTGCCCGCGAAGCACGCCAGCGCGCCATGAACTACCTGACGGCCACCGAACCCGCCACCAACTGAGCCACGACATGAACCTCATCAAGACCGTCGCCACCCTGACCAGCCGCCGCATGTTCGGCCTGCGCTCTCCGCTGGTCATCAACAGCGAGCCGTGCGCCACCGCACAGGGCGCGCTGATCGACCCGTGCGCCAAGTACACGCACCGCTTCGGTGGGATGCTGCACACGCGCCAGAGTGACTGCCTCGAAGTCGTGGGGAGCGCGGAATGATGTCGGAAGAAATCAGCGGCCGGCGACCGCCAGTGATAGGGTCTGCGCTGCCATCGTGGCCGGCGACCGGGCTTCGCTATCCGCGCACAGTGGCCGAAGCATTCCCGGATGTGCGGGCATCCGCAGTATCCGGCCCGTATCGCAGCCGCGACCGCGTCAGGTACGCCGTCGCAGTTGCGGTGCTGGCGGTGATCGCCCGGTGGTGGCTGGCATGACCGACCATACCAAGGCCCTGCGCGGCATCGTCACCACGCACGGCCTTCGGTACCGCGATGTGGCCGATCTGGCGATGGTGTCGATCAAGTGCGTGGAGGGCTGGCTGGCGTCACCAGCAGCGGCATCGCATCGACTGGTGCGCGAGCGTGACGTTTTGCTCATCACGCACCGTCTGCCGGAGTGGCTGTCAGGTCGCGGTCAGGCGGCGGCGGTGAAATGCAACAAGGCCAAAACGGCCGAATGAATGGAGAAGCATGAGCAAACTCGACAACCCCAGCGGATGCATGGACCTCGGCAAGCGCCGGAAGTCCAGAGTCCTCAAGCCGCTTATCGCGGTGTACCTGGTCGCGCTGTGTGCGGCAGTTTTCCTGATTTGGAGTTGAGCATGAACGAAGAAGTGAATCTACCCGAGGGGCTGCAACTGGCTGTGAAGCTCCTCGCCCAGATCGGCGACGACGAAAGCGACCGCGCGATTGCGGCTGTGCATGCCGCTGCTGATGAGCGCGACGAGCTGCGCGCGAAATACGACGAGCTGCTGGTAGCCCTGCACGGCATCGGCGCTGCATTGGGAATCCAAGAGGGCGACCGCTCGCCGTACTCCGTGACGTGCGGTGTGCTGGAGCGGGTCAACAGGCTGGCCGAGATCGAGGCGCAGGAGCCGGTGGCAGTAATAAGGACGTGGCACAAATCAGGTGAGCAGCACGCTGGCATGGCCGACTGGTGTGATCTGGTGGATGCCCTACCCGACGGCGAGCACAAGCTCTACGCCCGCCCCGTCACCGCGATCCAGGATGGCGAGCAGCTCACATGCGACGTCTGCGGAGTAGTGTGCCGCGATCCGTGGCACTACTCGGCTGGCGATCGGCGACACATGCACGCATGTGATTCGTGCTGGCCGGGCGTCAATACTGCACCGGAGGCCGCACGATGAGACCAGATCTGAAAGACCCCGCCAGCCGAGCGGCCTGGGTGTACGGCCAGCCGATGCGGCCGTGCCCGAAGTGTGGCAGCTACAACATGAGGCCGCAGATGCCGATCAGGATCGATTTGACTGGCGAGGAGTCCCTGCCTCAGGTCTTCGGCAAGTGGGCGCGGGCCACGAAGGCTGGAGCCACTCCGCTGCAAGGCCCAGCTTACTACCGCTGCTGGGACTGCCAACACAAGGGCCCGGCAGTGGACTGCTCCGGGCGGACCAGCGAGGACTGCCGCGCCGACCGAGGGCTGAACACCGAGATGAAGCGGCTATGGAACATGCAGCAGGAGGACGCACGATGAGCGCGATGCACAAACCAGATGCGCCGACGCCGAAACTTGACCAGATCATGACAGCAATCGTCGGACTTGGGGCATCTCCGGATGAGTTGCGCGAGATGATCGCCGCAGCCATCGCCGACGCCCGGCGCGAGGGGGCAGAGCAGATGCGCGCCGAGGCCGCCAAGATCGCCCGCGCGCTGCCGCTGTACTACGGGTCCGGCGACGATGGGGCGGATGAGAGTCTCGCTCAGGCGATCGAGGATCTGCCTCCGCCGACCGGCCCGCGCCAGGCGGTGCGGCTGACAGATGCAGAAATCGCAGAGGCATTCCTGAGCCGATGCCCCGCGCAGATGCGCGGCGGTCATGACGCGCGAGACATGCAGGCACGGCCGGATGTGATGGAGCTCGGTCGCGTCATCGAAACCGCCGTGCTCGCGGCAAACTGGATGGGGAACGGCAATGGCTGAAATCACACGCGAAACGCTGGAGCTGGCCGCGCTGGCGGCTGGGCACAAAATCTACGGTTGGTGCGTGCTTTGCGATGATCGAATCGCATACGCAGATATCGGACCGGAAGAATCAGTTGCGTGGCGCCCGCATCTCGACGGCGGCGACGCGGCACGGCTGGCGGTGCGGCTGAACTTCTGGGCTGCTGTCGATGGCCGCGCTGCGTTTGTGGCGCAGGACGAAGACGAGCCGAACGCTGTGCGAGTCGTTGTCAAGCACGACGGCACCGAGCCCGACAAGCTGATGGCATGGCGTGAGGCTGTGGTGTTGTGCGCTGCGGCTGTCGGCGAGTGGATGAAAGGCGGTGCGTGATGACACCCGAGCAGATGACGAAAGAGGCGGCAGAGGCTGCAAACGGCGGGACGCAGATGACGCTGGTTCGGCCGAAAGGCGCCAGGATGCCCAAGGGATTCCAGCTCGGGGAACTGCTATGCGAGCAGTTTGACGGGTCGCGGGCGTACAGCTATGACCCGTACAAGGTGCTGGCGTGGCTGGTGGTGAATGGTCTGGCGGAAGTGCGAGGTGAGCGATGAGCAAGACCGCAAGACAGGCCGAGCACGCATGCTGCGGCGCGCTGGCAAGCGGGCCGCACAAGACGGGGTGCGACCACAAGCTGAACGCGGCACCAACGGACCATGTGGAGGATCTGCTCCAAATGGTTCCGGAGATCGGTAGCCCGGAGGCATTCGCTGCCAGTGATGACCCGGACTGCCGGCAGGGTGGTAAAGCCTGCGAAGGGTGCCTCATGGTCGGATGGTGCCTCGGAGACTTCCAGCCGGACCATTCTGGTGACGCCGACAAGATGGTCAGGCCATGCCTGACATGCGGCCAGGACGGCTGCGCTGACAGCGTGTCATGCCCGCACTTGTCACCATGACCGACGCGACAATCGCATTCTTCGGCGGCCCACGCGCCGTGCGAACGCCCGAGCAGATCGACGCTGAGAAGCAGGCCATCATCGACCAGTTCGCGGCCGAGCACGGCCCGTGCTGCGCCGGGTGCGACTACTGGCGGCGGCACAACACCGTGGTGGGCGAGTGCCTGCGAACTGCGCCGGTTTCAGGCGGAGATCGGGTTGCGCTGCTTGGCATGACTGGCTGCTCTGCGCAGATTGGGGCAGGCCACATCATGACATCGCGTGAACACTGGTGCGGCGAGTTCAGCACGCTGCATAATCCCGCCTGACGGTCAAGCGTTCGCGCAGGGCTGGGGGCTCCCGGTCGCCGTCACCAAGGCCCGCTTCGGCGGGCTTTTTCACGACCAGTCGAACTCAGGCGGCAGCGCAACACCCCGCGCCACGGCGGCCTTGAACAGCTCCACCAGCTCCAGCACTGACAGCCCTGGCACCAGCGGCGGCGCATCGCCGAACCGCGCCCGGTACGAGGCCACCG